TAATGGTTCAGCAACAGTTGCTTTTACTTTACCCGAACTTTCTCCTGCAGCAACTTCTTTTACAGCCACTTCAAGTCCAGGTGGATATACAGCAACTGGCGCTAGTTCTCCACTTACAGTAACTGGTCTTCAGTCTGCTACCGCCTATACATTTACCGTAACAGCAACTAACGCAGCAGGAACATCGGCAGCGTCAGCAGCGTCAAACAGCATTACCGCAACAACAGTTCCAGAAACTCCTGCTAAGCCAACTGTAACTACACAAGTTAACCAGGATAATGTTTCTTGGGTTGCCCCTGCAACTGGAGGATCTGCAATTACTGGCTATACTTGGGCATCTTCTGATTCAAAAGGTGCAACAGTTGGAGGAGGAGTTACAACCGCTGCAGTTACTCAAGAAGGAAGCACCTCTCAAACATATAACGTTTATGCAACAAATGCTAATGGAAATTCATCAGTTTCTCCAGACTCTGACTCTATTACTACAACACCACCATTCTTCCCATTCTTCCCGCCGTTTTTCCCACCGTTCTTCCCACCATTTTTCCCACCGTTCTTCCCGTTCTTCCCATTCTTCCCATTCTTCCCGTTCTTCCCACCATTTTTCCCACCGTTCTTCCCGTTCTTCCCGTTCTTCCCATTCTTCCCGTTCTTCCCACCATTTTTCCCACCGTTCTTCCCACCGTTCTTCCCGTTCTTCCCTACTTTTTCAGCAGCGTGTAGACCAGCGTGTCAAGCAGGTTACGCTTGTGCTTCTGGTATGTGTTTTCCAAATTAAAATTTCTACATAATGTGGAGTTTTGAATAAAATAAAAATTAGCAAAGTACTTCATGATATAATATATAAAAAGGAGTATAAGTGTTTACTGACAAATATGCTTGGGCAGTTCAGATAGAAGATGACTTGTTTGAAATTTTTGACATCGTTTATTTTGAAAAAGAAACAGAAACTGCTATAAGGTATAAACATGCTACTAGCGCTGGTGCTACTGCTATTTCTATACCAATAAAAAATAAAACAAAAATAGGTCTTTTTTTAAATGAAAATAATCTCTCTTTTAATTTAAAGAATATTGATTCTGAAATTTCAGAAAATGAAGATGTTTATTTAATGATTTCTAATAACACAGTTTTTTCTTTTATGTTAATGGAAAAGACAAACCCAGATAATAAAAAATATCAAGCAGCATTTGGAAGTAATGTAGTAATAATTGATGTTTCTTTAGAAAATGATATAGGCGTTGGCGATCTTTGGAATAGAAAAAAAATCATTAAAGTGCTATAATATTAAAAAGGAGTTTTAAAATATGTCAAAGTGGGAAGAATGGAAAAAAAGTTTGGGAGATTCTAGACCTTGGCATTTATTAGACCCAGGCAGAATAGTTAAAGATAATTCAATTATTAAAACAAGATTAGACTTGTGCATGGCTTGTGAGTTTTTTTTACCAACAAAACAGTGTAGCAAGTGTTTATGCTATATGCCAGCAAAAACAGCGCTATCTAATTCTGAATGCCCTATTGGAAAATGGGGTAAAGAAGAATAATGGATAATATTCCTAAGATAATTTTTTGGTCACAAAATGTAAAAACAGAATATCCAAAAATTGAGCCAGCAGAAATAAACAGAGATTGGATGGATAAAAGTTATAATAAACTAGCATACATCTGCACTCCTCTTGTTGCAGCAAATTCTAATGGATGGGAAATAAAACTACCACAAGATGTTGTTGTAAAATGGAATGGAATTTCTGAAGGAATTGAAGGAGAAGAACAAAACAATGTTCAAATACTTTCAGGAGAATTCTATAATAACTTAAAGATAGCAACAACTGAAACTGGGGTTGGATCAATAACTTTTACATTTCATCTAGTTCCACAAACAGATCCAGATCACTATCTAATTATTTCTGGTCCACCAAACTATATATTTAAATGGGCAGAGCCCTTAACTGGATTATTAAGAACAGATCAATTTATGGATCACCCGCTACAAATAACGTGGAAAATTAACACCTCTGATGAAGAGATAATCTTTCCAAAAGGAATGCCTATCTGTTTTATAACAATACATAAAAAAAATATAGTAGAACAAACTGAGGTAGAAATAAGACAGGTTGATAAAGAATTAAATGATAGATTTAAAAAGTATGCTAAAATGAGATTCGATCATTTTGAAAAAAATGGACCATATTCTTACCCTAATTTTTATAAAAAAGGAATTGATGAATCTGGTGAAAAAACACAAGAAAGCATAAAAAGAATTATTTTAAAAAAAGTTCGGTATATAGAAGAAGAGGATAAACTATGAATACCTATGACGAAAACAATAACCCCTGGTTTACTAAAGATAGATCAGAAACAGCATTAAATAGAGTTGCACCAAGGCAAGTAAATGAAAAAATTCTTGTTGAAAATCTTGGTTTAGGCTTGCATGTATATCGTGACACCTTTTCACTAGAAGACTCTAAAAGATATATTGATGTTCTTGAGTCAAATCTTTCAACTGGTGGTAAATATAGTTGGTCAGAAGCCCAAGTAACAAACTCTGCTGTTCCAATTAAAAAAGCAAGAGATGCTGTAGACTTTAAGTATAAACAAGAAAATTTGGGTCCAAGAGATGAAACTAACTCAGAACTGATTGACTTGCACGAAGAAATATATCAAAAACTTAAGTACTGCATAGATGATTATGCTAGGTATTGGGGAATCAATGTAGTTTACTATGAAGCATTTAATTTTGTTAAATATGAAGGGGCAGGAACTCACTTTAATATCCATGCTGATCATGGCCCTGCTTATAACTGCACTGTTTCTGCTGTTATTTATATCAATGACGACTATGAAGGCGGAGACCTTAAGTTCCCAAGACTTGATAACTTAGTATATAAACCAAGAGTTGGAGATATCGCAGTTTTTCCATCAAACTATATTTATGAACATGCATCGCTTCCAATGGAGTCTGGTACAAAGTATTGTGTTGTCATTATGACAGACATTAATGAATTAGGACACAAGTAGTGTCTTTAAAGACTAATGTTGCAATTTTTAGATCCTTTAGACCTTGGCTAACTAAAGAAAGCAAGTCTACTCCTTCTCCAACACAAAAAGAAATTCCAGATTGGTATAAGGATGCCGATAGATTTGCAAAAATGCCAAATGGAGAATATTACAAAGCGCCAAAAGAGATATGCCCTTTCCCAAAAGAAGGAACAACTGATGATTATGGAAAGATTCCTACTTGGAAAGCGTGTCCTGCAATCATGGATGCTTTTTCAACAGGGTATGTTTTTAAAACTCCTTGTGATTTAACATTTTTTAAAAATGCTCAGGGAGTCATTAATGTTAAAGTTGAAGATGTAAAGTACCAAGATTTTTGCACACAAAGACCACCAATGCCACAGTTTGAACATCCTATTGGCTACTATAGGAGTCATTTTGCTTGGTCTGCTGACTGGGGATTAGAACTGCCAGAAGGATACAGTGCCTTGTTTATGACACCAATGAATAGGTTTGATCTGCCATTTTTAAATACAACAGGAGTTGTTGACTCAGATAAAGTTCATTTACTTGGAAGTTTTCCATTTTTTATAGCAGATGGTTGGGAAGGCACAATTCCAGCAGGAACACCTTATATGCAAGTTCTCCCTTTTAAAAGAGAAAACTGGGAGCATGAGATAGAGATTTTAGATCAATCTAAAATTTATGATAAAATGGTTAATAACATGAAGTTTTACCGACAGCCTGATGGCGGGGTATATAAAAATAAAGTATGGTCAAGACGAGAGTATAGATAAGGAATATACAATGCAAACATGGACAGAAAAGATTGCTTTAGGTAACGGAATCGTATGCTATAAAGGTGTAATTAAAAAAGAGTTTGATGTAATCAATAGACTTGAAAATACTCTTGGATCGGTTGCTGGATATGGAGAGTTATCGTCAGAAGGAAAGATGTATCACTGGATGCCAGCATATGTTGGATACCAAAAACTTATGCCAGAGTATAGAGACTGCGTAGATTTTAAATTTAAGAAAACTGATATTGAGCAAGATAAAAGTGAAGACTCTTTAAAACTACAAGCCTTGTGGCAAGATGTTTATGATGCTCAAGCAGCAGCAGTTGAAGACTATAGAAGAGACTACAACATTATGCCACTAAAATATTGGGAAGCATTTAACTTTATTAAGTACGGTCCAGGACAACATTTTAAAGAGCATCACGATCACGGATACTCCTATAATTGCACAGTGTCACTTGTTGCATATGTTAATGATGACTACGAAGGCGGAGAGTTATATTTTAGATTACAAAAATTAAATATAAAGGCAGAGGCTGGAGATCTTTATATTTTTCCTTCTAACTTTATGTATCCTCATCAAGCAATGCCAGTTCATTCTGGAACAAAGTATTCTATTGTAACAATGTTGGACTACAGCAAAAAGTATCATACTCCAGATATGTATGACCCAAAGTGGGACAATGAGTAATGTTTAATATATCGGTTGAAAAAACACAGGGTGCACTATTTGATATTGCTCCTATGTCTATTAAAAGAGACTGGATGGATGTCACCTCTGAAGGTCACGCATATAGATGTTTCCCAGTAACACAATCAAATGTAGTTGGATGGAGTATCTTTTGTATTGAGGATATAGAGTTTATTTGGGACGGGGTAAACGATCAAACTCCAGATCATCTTGAAATAATTAAGGCACCAGAAGGATCTTATGGAGGAAGAGGGCAATCATCTATAAGTTTTCATACTGGCCTAGTATTTAGAACTGAAAAGGATGTTAGTTTATTCACAATTAACCCAGTAAACTACTTCAGTAATGACTTTGAAACAATGTCTAATGTTGTTAGCACATCATTCTATGATAATCCTCTTCCTTTAGCAATCAAAGCAAAAAAAGCAAATGAAAAAGTAATTATTAAAGCAAGAACTCCTATTGCAACTATTATTCCAATATCTTTAACACAACTAAATAATACAACAATCAACATTGTTGAGTATAAAGATGAAGACAGGAAAAGAGTAGAAGCAAATATGTCTTATGGAGAAGCAGCACAAGTAATCAACTCTGCTGGACAATGGACAGACTGGTATAGAGATGCTGTAAATGAAAAAGGTGAATCTGTAGGGTCTCACGAAGTTAAGATCTTGAGGTTATCGGTAGTCGATAATACACAAAATAAAGAGAATGGTATAATGTAATTATGAACAATACAGACAACGTTGTATTTAGAAAGCCATCAATGACACCATCTGGATGGTTTGGCGATAGCAAAGACATGATTGTAGAGTTAGAAAACTTTATGACAGAAGAAGAAATAGAGTTTTTAGAAAAGGCTGCAAAGTCTTTGACAATCTGGGATGTAACAGAAAGCCATGTAAATGAAAATGGCACAGTCGTATATGATTCAGAATACTGGAAAGATAGAGTTGCAACTAGTCCAACATTAGATAAAAACGATCCTACAATTGCTCCAGTTATAGCAGGACTGTTTCAAAGATTAAAACCTATTGTTGAAGAATTTTACAAAGTAGAGGTTGTTCCAACTGGAACCACAATTGTTAAGTGGCTGCCAGGACAATTTCAAAGACCTCATGCAGACAAAGAACTTCACGAAGGTCCAGATGCAGGTCTCCCAAATGACTTCCCTAACTATGATCTTTCAAGTTTGTTTTATTTAAATGATGATTATGAAGGAGGAGAATTGTACTTCCCACTACAGGGAGTGCAGTTTAAACCTAAAAAGGGAGCAGCATACTTTTTCCCAGGAGATAAGAATTTTATTCATGGAGTTACAGAAATTAAAAGCGGTTTAAGATTTACTTGCCCATTTTTTTGGGAAATAACAAAACATACGGGAGAAAGACAGCCATGATAGATCAGCCATTAAACCATATTGAATTATATCCAAAAATCTTTGTATATAAAAACTTATTTAAAGATATAGTTAAAACAACATCTTTATTAAAAGAAGAAAATGAAGAAACCTTGTTTAGCCCGTGGACAGAGTGGTCTGAATTTGGAGAGTATCTAAATCCTTTATTTAAACAAAATATTAAAGATAATAATATAGAAGAAAAATTAATAACAAATAGCGCAAAGCAGGAAGAAGAAAAACTTGCAGTATTAGAAATGATTAAAAATTTTAATTTAGCAACAAAAGATTATATGAAAAAAAATAACGTTGAGTTTAGTGATACAGAATTTATAAAAAATAGTGATGGTGAAAATGTTCCACTATGGAGAATGTCTGGTCCAAACATTGCAAGATATAGGACAGATAGAGAGTCACCTTTAGCAATGACTTATCACTCAGACTATATGAGAAAACCAGTCAGAGGTCCAGGATATGAGTTTGCAATAACTGCACTAACATATTTTAACGATGATTATGAAGGTGGAGAAATTGACTTTTTAGTTGATGGAGAAGCCTATATGTATAAACCAGAGGCAGGAGATTTCTTAATTTTTCCATCTGGACACCCAGACATATTGACTAAAAATAAGTCGGTATATCTTCATGGAGTAATGCCAGCAACAAAAACAAAAAAATACCTTAACAGAATGTATTGGATGAAATACTATCCTGGAGACCAAGAATGGTTTGAAAAAGAAAAAGAATTTGGCAAAGATGTTTGGAAAGAAATGCAAACAAAGATGGTACAAGAGTTTGAGGCTAATCTTATTCCTAGAACAAGTATAGGAAATTCAAGGAGAATAAAATGAATTTAAAAAATAAAAAAAGAATTACAAAAGATATAGTTGTTTATGAAAACTTTATTAGCAAAGAAGAATGTGCAAAAATGATTCAAGCACTAGATGCTCAAGCAGAAAATGGAGCAATATCTTGGATGCCAATATCATTTTATGAGTCATACTCTTCAGTTTTACCACAAGACAACGATCAAGAAGTTATTGACGCTGGGTTATCTCCAACTATATTTTCAGACATTGAAAAAATAATGCCAGAAGCAATCGCTTCAGTTCATGATTTAGATCCAAAGATAATTTCTAAGATTGGATACCACACACAGAAGTGGGAACCAGGAGCATATGCAAGAATACACTCAGACAATACAGATGCTGAAGGAAATTCTGGAGCATTTACAAGAAGTAGATATGCTGGATTTCTTTATCTAAATGATAACTTTGAAGGAGGACTATTAAAGTTTCCAGATCAAAATATAGAAATTAAACCACAAGTTGGAATGCTTGCCGTCTTTGACGGGGGATTTAACAATATGCATGAAGTATCCCTAATAGAAAGTGGAGTAAGATATACGATTGGATCTTTCTGGGATGACAGAGAAGAGTCAGACTATCCACAGGAACTAAGAGATGCTTGGGCAGAAGAAATGAAAGCAACAAGAGCCCAACAAGAAATTGAAAGATCAGAGTGGCAAGAACTGCTTAAACAAGGTTGGAAGTTAGACAAAGATGGAAATAAATATAAATCTGTGGAGGCTACAGATGCTTGAAAAATTTAAAGAAAATCTTGAAAAAAATAATTTTATATTTGAAAAAGTTACAGAAGAAATTCTTTGGATTAAAGATTTTTTTACAAAAGATGAGTTAGACTTTGTGTTAGGAGTAATAGACAAAGCATCTCAAGCAGATTGGGAAATAGAGTACCTTGGTAACTTAAAACATTTCTGTATGCAAAAGTTTGGCAGAGACGATGTTGATAACCTTGTTGCTGAAGGAAAATTTGAAATCACACAAAACTGGGCCGATAAAAATTTGAACGTACAGGGTCATAAAGAATATGATGTTTTTTATAAAAGATTATCCGACATTGTTGAAGACTCAGATTCCTCACTAATGCTTAGCGGACTTGCAACAATTCAAAGAATGCAGACTGGAGTAGAGTTAAAGTCTCACACAGACCAACATACAGATCCATCAATTAGATATGCAACAATTATTTATATAAATGATGACTATGTTGACGGAGAACTTTTCTTTCCAAAACTTGACATATCCTTAAGGCCAAAACCAGGAGATATGCTATTTTTCCCAGGGGATGAAGCCCACGAGCACGGAGTAAAGCATGTTGGAGAAGGACCAATAAGATATGTTATAGTTGGTTTTATTAAAGAAAAAGATCACTACAAGAATAACAGATACTAGGAGAACACTATGAATAAGGAAATACTTGATCCAAAAGTTTACTACTATACAGATGCAATAGAAAATTTTGATGAATTTAATAAGGTTCTTAAAGAGTTAGACGGTCTTGAATCTGACACTACGCTTAATGTAAATGTTTGGAATCCTTGGACATCTTCTAATGATAAAAATTTTATTTATGGAGAAACAAAAACATTTGATATGAATGCAATAAATAGATTAGGTGGAGAAGTGGGAGAAAAAAGCAAATATATTTATGATGCCATAACAACTGCTCTATATAATGTTTGCAAAGACTATGCTACAGCCCTTGGAGATTTTGACGAGCCAAGACTTTTTCCAACTTTTAATATAAAAAAGTATAATACTGGAATGGGTATGGGTGCTCACTTCGATCAGTTAGATGGGGATAAAACGCTTCGCTACTCGTTAGTTATGTATTTAAATGATGACTGCGAAGGTGGAGAAATATCTTTTCAGTTAAAAGACTATAGTGGAGGGTGGACAAGTTCAGATGGTTTTTCTAAAGGAGTTGCTCCAGCAGTAGATTTAGACTATGATATATCTGTTGCAAATGGAGCAATTGATTTTGGATTAAAACCAAAGGCAAATAGCGTAGTCATATTCCCAGCCTTTCCTCCATACTTTCATACAGCACACACAGTAAAGTCTGGATTTAAGTATATGGTTCCTGGACATTGGATTCATAACGAAATGGATCTTAATAAGTCTCAGGGCATGTAAATGAAAACAGCGATAGTTACAGGTGCAAGCAAAGGGGTAGGTTATGCTACTGTCAAACTTCTGTCTAAAACTGGATATAAAGTTATTGCTGTTTCAAGAGACTTGTCCAAAGTCATTGATTTAATTTCTGATAATGTTGAAGTTTATAAGTTAGACATAACAAATGCTGATGAGATTAAAATGTTTCACGAAAAGTATAGTGGTATAACTCTTGACTTACTTGTTAATAATGCTGGTGGTGGATCTGGGCCAACACACATTATAAACGAAACAATGGATAACTTTAGAAGAGCGTATGACATCAATGTTTCTGGGCCAATGTATTTATCTCAACTTTTTGTTCCATCTATGAAAAAGTCAGAATCTCCTACAATTATTTTTGTTAGTTCTTTAGGTGGCAAGTTTCCATATAGGGCAAGGGGAAACTATACAAATGCAAAAAGAGGAATGATGGCGCTAGTAGACACTATGAGATTAGAGTTCCCAGAATATGGTATTAAGATAACTGAAATATGCCCAGGGACAATAGATACACAAGAAGAAAAAAAAGATGCTGCATTGACAGCAGAAGATATGGCAGAATGCATTAGATGGGTGTCTGAATTACCAAACCATGTAAATATAAATCATATAGAAGTAAATCACATACTTAGTGGGAAATGAGTTAAAATATGAAAATAAACAAACTTTATAATGATGTATACGAAATAGAAGAGTTTTTAACGGAGCAAGAACTTGCCGAAGTTTATAATATAATTAATGGCACTCCAGAAGAAGATTGGTTTGCTGAATCAGATAGTAATAATGACAAGACTGCAGATTTTTGGTATGGAAAAAACCTACACTTTTCATCGGCAAACGTGTTTGATTTGATAAATGATAAAATGAAAAACCTTTTTGAATCATATTCTTATTATCCTGAAAAAATAATTTTACAAAGATATAAAAAAGGAGATCACATTGGATATCACTCAGACCAATGGATTCCAGATTTACCATACTACATAGGTTACGGATTTTGTTTATACTATAACGATGACTATTTAGGAGGGGAATTAGATTATCCAGATCTAAAAATTAAAATTAAACCAAAAGCAAATACACTATATATACACGGAGGGCACGTAGTCCATGGCTCACTTCCAGTTTTAGATGATACAATAAGATACTTCTCTACTGTTTTTATACGTGGAACAGAAGAGTTTCCAACTATATTAAAAAGAGAGTTGTTTAAATAATGCATAACCTAACAATGCAAGAAGATTTTGTAATAAAAGTTTTAAATGAAAAGAAAAATGGATATTATGTAGAGTTAGGGGCAGCCCACTACAGCAATGGAAATAATACTTTTTTGTTAGAAAAAGACTATGACTGGAAGGGTGTTTCATTTGAAATAAATGATTCCATGAAAGATGAGTTTAACAAAAATAGAAGAAACCCTTGTATGGGTGATGCTCTTGATTTTAATTATATAGACTATTTTGAAAAAAATGATTTTCCAAAACAAATTGATTATTTGCAGTTAGACATAGACGCTGGATATGATCATAATGGAAGACCAGTAGGAAATAGTCACTGGACACTTCAAGGCTTAGTATCTCTTCCTTTAAGTACTTATAGATTTACTTTAATTACTTTTGAACACGATGCAGATATGTATTGGAGAAACCAATCAATCAGAGATGCACAAAGAGAAATCCTAGATTCTTTTGGGTATTCTTTAGTTAGAAGAACTTTTTCTGAAGATTGGTGGGTAGATCCAAGAATGATTGATCACGGAGAATATAAAAAACACATGCATTGGCAAACTCTTTAAACTCAACCATAAACAACAACTTTAGGGAGAGTTTTGCTTTTTTAAAAACTCTGCTATACTTAAGACTATTCCGTTTTTGAAAGGACGATACACATGTCAGATTTTTTTAGTTTTAGACTTCCAGAAGATTTTATAGA